AAGCAGAGATTGAGAAGGCAAAAACGAAGGGACCTGAACTGCAGGATATCTACGAGGGAGAGAAGTTGATTCAGGCACAGCCGGAGGTTGATGAACCCTTGTTTTACACCAAAGCTGCCGTCATTGGAGGAGTGCTAGCAATCGGGGCCGTGCTCTCCTTCCTCTGAGACATGAAGAAGAGGACAAGCACCAAGACAACACAGGCACCGAAGAATGCAAGCAAATACATGTAGAGCATGCGATTGGCCTCTGTGCTCTCTTCCATTCGAATCCGGCGAAGGGTTTCCAGCTCGTCGCGGTTGGAGGCAAGTTCGTTGTAGTCGGTTTGAATTTTGTGAAGTTGTTTCATCAATTCGTCTCGCTCTTTCTGAATGGAAGGTGTTGACTTCTTGAGGAACGTCAGCTGGGTAATCATTTGGTCGAGTGTTTTACCGATTGCAACGTTCAGTTGACGAATGCGAGGAAGGTTGGACACATCTCCCTTCGCAATCAATCCATCGTACTCCCGCAGTTGTCCGTCATATTTGACCCGCAGAGTCTCCATTGTATTCCCCATTGTGTTCAAGCAACATTTACGTCGGGCACACAATAGCGATAGTACGGCTGGGCTCCTGCGACATCGCTGTGTCGGAGGATCTCAATCACATCGCCGGGACGCCCTCCGATCCACTTGACCATCGGGTCCTGCGAGTCAATCCAAGGAAGTTGTTCCTCTGGCTTGTTCACATTGTATCGCTTGAAGATCTCCGTCTTCTCATCGTCCTTGAGAATGCGGTGTGGCATTGCCATCCGGTGTGTCGTGATGTCAAATCGGAGTTGGCGAATGTGGAAGAACTGCAGCATCCGATCCTTCGTGAGAGCCTTGATGGTCTTCAACATGTTCTCCGACGGAGGAACCAGTGCGACAAGAATGACACCATTTGTATAGTTGTTGCTGTCGGCGAAATCCAGAATCTTGGTGACGTCACGATCCGTCAATCCCTTGTCCTTCTGACTGAAGACAACGAGTTGACCCCCGATGGTGTACAGGTTCACCTTCTCCAATGCGTCGGTGACAACGCGATCCGTCTTTGTGTCCAACCCACGACGTCCCAACATAATGCGCAGAGTCTCGAGGGCCTTGTCTTCGTCCATGCTTGTCTTCTTTCCCAGAGAGAAAGCGGTTCGTTTTTTCATGTTGGATAACAATGACTGTAACGTGGCTTTTGCTCGCCGTCGGAGTTGGGTTGATTGTCGCAATGATGATGTCGGTAGGGACGCCGAAACAGAGTGCGCCAGAGTTTAATGATACGACGCAGGTCAGGAAGACAATTGCGGTGGAAGATTCGTCGTATGCACAGCAGACGAATCACATGAATCCGGCTCCGTACAATCTGGGTCCGATCGTCGGCATTGAGACGCCATTCCGTGTGAACCAATATACATCCTACGTGGTGTAATCAACAATGGAGTTTCGTTCGTATCCTGGAGAGCCGTATCGTAAAAAGAAAATTCCCAAAGCCCTCGCCGAACAAGTGTGGATTACCGGAATGGGACATACGTTTGAGGGCAAATGCAAGGTCCGGTGGTGCAAGAACAAGATCAACGTGTTCAGTTACGAGTGTGGACACAATGTTCCGGAAAGCAAGGGCGGCAAGACGACTCTTGACAACCTTGTTCCGATCTGTGCGCGATGCAATCGGAGTATGGGAGATCGGTTTACAATCGATGAATGGAATGCGCGATTTGGTCCGCCCGTCCGACATTGGTGGCAGCGTTTATTCAGGAGGTAGGAACTGACGATCAATGTATGCTCGTTGGGCCCTTGGAGAAAACACGTGTTGTGCAAGAGCCATTGCGTTTGTCGCAATGTCCTTTGCAGCCCCATCATTCGCAACCAACCAGTCCAACTTGGAGTCGAGATCCGACAAGTCGTACTGAATTGGAACATAGTTGACCATTGGTTTCAAATACGATTGAAACCAGACCCGATTCTCGGGATGTGTGATCATCACGGGAACCGCCCCCGACCCGAACACCCATTGATGATTGGATGCAATGCAGTTCCCATCCACAATCAGGAGATACTTGAAGTGAAAGTGAAGGGAAAGATCACACCGAGGCGCGAACAGACCGGGAGGAATGTCTTGCTGGGATTCCCACCCTCCCCATGGGGTAATGCGAACATCTGCGTGCGGATGTGTCCGAAGATGCTGTGCGGTTTTGACACGAATGGACGGACGTTCAAATCCACTGGCTCCTCCTCTCCAGAACAACACCGGTCGCCGATATTCCCACGCAGGCATTGAAAATCTGGACAACACATTCGTCAACCCAAACTCGAACGTGTCATCGTCCAACGGCAACAAGACCTGGCGAGGATCATCCGTCCCTCTTGCGCACAGACATCCATAGCGGTCGGGAGAATCAAATGTCAGAGGGGTCAGTGGAATGGAGGGCTTCTGTGCGGATGCGCACAACGCTGCATAGTCAGATGGAAAGATAACTCCATCCGATTTCACAATCCGACATCGGCCTCGGATATACCTCTCAATCGCGCCTCCGACAGCACACTTGCTGTAGTCGCCGGCCCAATAATACTCGGTCATTGTGAGAGTTCGCGTGTTCTCTGAAAACGCTCTTACAGATCCAATGTGGGAAGCGCAGGCTTGGTCTCGGGAAGTGTTCCCTTTGCGCGATGCTCCAACACCTCATTCCAGAACGTGGTCAGTTCGTCGATGTGAGATGACAGCCAATTCGGATCCTTTGTCACGAACCCTTCCTTGATGGACCCGAGAATCCAGTAGACCATCTGGCAATCCTCGCAAGCACACTGCTGGTCGTAGATGACACGTCCATCGTCATAGACCGCGAAGAATCCTTTCGTGTCATTGCTTCGGACCCATTCGTTGTAGGTCACCTGCCGAAACCGAAACTCGACATATTCGCATTCGTTGATGCCTGTGCATTCCATCTGCATCTGCATCTGGTGGACATAGGCGACTGGAATCTCGTCCTTTGGAGCACGGCTGATTGGACACTTGAACTCCACAAGACGTCCGTATCGTTTGGGATCTTCATAGGTCGGCACAATCAGTCCATCCGGAGACGCGCCGAGAAACGAGTATCGAGGATGTTGGACACAGGACACATCCGTGATCGTACACTTGGTTTTCTCTTCGTAGATGCGCTTTGCGATGGGTTCAAATCGTGTTCCCCACGCAAGAGCCGTCGCAGGAGGACCATCGCCTTGCTGCTTCGGAACCAGCTTCCGCATCATCACTTCCTTGCGAGCTGCCTCTGATCCGAAGACTTGATAGACCTCTGAGGCCGTAATCATTTCGCTTCGCTTGGCGTGCCAGGCGTCTGTTCGTTGGTCATTGGCACCATACATTCGGAGGACTCGTTCGTAGTTTCGGTCTCGGTCCCACAACTCTCCGACGTCGCCTTCAAAGAGGCGGCCCGCCACTTCAGAAACGCGTCTCCAAATGCATCCATAACTAAGATTTGGTTCGAGTTGTTGACAGAACAAAGCGAATTGCTTGAGACGCCTTCGCAAATGGGTGTAGGGTTTGTTGTCCAAGAGCCACTCACGGAGCCGGTCATCCATTGTTGTTCTACCTCCTTCAGATGCGAAAGTTCGTTTTGTAAGAGCGTCGTGTAGTTCGGAATGTCCACGCCTGCAAAGAGTGGAACTTCGGTCGCAAGGTCCTGTTTCATTTTGTCAACAATGCCCGTGAGTTCCGTTGTAAAGGACTCCACTTCATTCAGATCGGCTCCGGCAGACGTCGTGAGATAGTCGGCTTTGCAATCATGCGGAGTCTCGAGATCGTCCCGCACATTCGTCTTCCGCTCGTTGCCAATGAAGTCGAGTATGTCTTTGTATGTCGGGCCAAGTCCAGAACGTAGTTCGGGGTGCGCCTTCCAACTCGCACCGAAGTCTCCAAAATTGACGAGTTCAGGAGTTCGATTTCTCCAGGCGTTCCATTTCTGTTCGTCCGCCTCTGTCATTGTTCCCTTTCTACAACTCTTTTCTAAACCCATTTTCAATGAGGGCACGAAGTCCTACTATGGAGATTCAAAGCAAGGAACAACTCGTCCTGCATCGGCTTGCGGGATTTTACAGCAATCCCGACATCCTTGCTCGCGTGAAACAGATTATCGCAGGAGAGTCCAAGATCAGTTTGCGTCTGATTGATTGGCTCGTCACCAATTATGCGAAGAAGCACAACATTTCATATCTGACCAAGTCCGGTCGGCATGTGATTGTGTATCTCGCCTACAAGGCCCATCTCAAGGCCTACAGCAAAAAGATGTTTGATCCCTTCTGTCGTTGGAAGCGCATTCAGTTTCTCGGAATGAATACGACAGTGGGTCAGCTCAGTTTCTTTGAGTGGGCCATTCAGGACGAGGTTCTGGATTATCTGGAGACCAATTACGACGCGGTGCAGGCCGATATGGACGAGTGCAGCACAACGATTGTGGCAAAAGAGGGAGATCGCAAGAAGCGCCACGAACTCAGCCGCAGCGCAACCAAGTCTGTTTGCCTTCACTCGGTGACCGTCAAGGTTTCGTTTGATTAGACGAGACGCATTCTCGCACCAGCACAATGTATTCAATTCTCAAGCCCGAC